GTACAACAACGTATATCGTTGGATTCCTCTTAACGGAGATATTGCTGGTCTATGTGTTCGTACTGATTCAACTCGTGATCCATGGTTCTCTCCAGCAGGATTTAATCGCGGACAAGTTAGAAACGTCGTAAAGCTATCTTGGAATCCAAACAAGACAAATAGAGATGAACTTTATAAGGTCAATGTAAATCCAGTTGTAACATTCCCAGGAGAGGGAACGATACTATTTGGTGACAAGACAATGCAAACAAAGCCAAGTGCATTTGATCGTATTAACGTTCGTCGTCTATTCATTGTGCTTGAAAAAGCAATTGCAACAGCAGCGAAATACTCTCTATTTGAATTCAATGACGAATTTACAAGATCACAGTTTGTGTCTCTAGTAGATCCATTCCTGCGTGATGTACAAGGTCGTCGTGGAATCTATGATTATAGAGTTGTTTGCGACGAAACAAACAATACACCAGAAGTCATCGATCGTAACGAGTTCGTAGGTGATATCTATATCAAGCCTGCTCGTTCAATCAACTTTATTCAGCTGAACTTCGTAGCCGTTCGTACTGGCGTAGATTTCACTGAAATCGTTGGAAAGTTCTAATTGGCGGAAATAAATACTTTAAACCATAGGGAGAAAAAAACAAATGCCCTTTAATGTGTCAACTTTCGCCGCACAAGGACTACCTTACGGTGGGGCGAGAGCTTCGCTTTTCGAAGTGTTCCTCGCTCTACCTGCTGGTATTGCAGAACCAACAGCAGAAGCCCAGTTTCGTTTTGTATGTAAAGCGTCTTCGATTCCTGCATCAACTCTGGGGACTGTAGAAGTCCCCTACTTTGGTCGTAAGGTTAAGATGGCAGGTAATCGTACATTCGATAACTGGACTGTAACAATTATGAACGATGAAGACTTCCTCGTTCGTAACGCATTCGAGCTTTGGAGCTCATATATTAACTCTCACGAAAACAATCTTCGTGATCCATCAGTAATTACTGAACAAGGTCTAGCTGGATATCGTACGACTGCTACAGTTCGTCACTATGCTAAGACTGGTGTGTTCGCAGGAGGAACTACAGACGGTGACGCTGCTATTCCAACTCGCGAATATACTTTCGTAAACATTTTCCCTGTTGCAATCAGCAATATCGACCTTGCTTGGGAAACAACTGATGCTATCGAAGAATTCACTGTAGAGTTTGCTTACGATTACTGGGTCGTTGATAAGGACGTCAACGGTAGGGTAGTCAACGAATAATTGATCGCCCTAAATATATCATACAGTTTTGAAGGAACATAAATGGCGATCGAGTTATTCGGCTTCCGTATAGGAAAGGCAGGGGAAGAATTAGAAAAGCAAGCAGTTGCGGTTCCTTCCTTTGCTCCTCCACCTAATCTTGACGGTGCAATGGAAGTTGCGCCTGGTGGTGCTTACGGAACATACGTAGATTTAGAAGGTACTGCTAAAAACGAAGCCGAACTGGTTACTAGATATCGTGAGATGTCTATGTATCCAGAATGTGAATCTGCGATCGACGACGTAGTCAACGAAGCTATTATCACTGATGAACGCGATGCGCCAGTAACAATCAATCTCGATAACCTAGAACAACCCGATAGCGTTAAGAAACGCATCGAAGAAGAATTCAAGAACATCCTTGATCTTTTAGATTTCAATAACATGGCATATGATATATTCCGTCGTTGGTATATCGACGGACGTTTGTTTTATCATATCATGATTGATAATACTAAACCTCGTATGGGTATTCAAGAACTGCGTTATATCGACCCGCGTCGTATTCGCAAGGTTCGTCAGCCGCTCAAGCGCACACCTATCGTAGGACAAAACTCTAAGCTTATTGTTCCTGCTTACGAAGAATACTATCTATACAATCTTGCTGGTATGACTACTGGCACAATGACACAAGGTGTCAAGATTTCTAAGGACGCTATTTGCTACGTTCATAGTGGCAATCTAGACGCCCGTAATCGTATGGTGCTTTCGCATCTTCATAAAGCGATTAAACCTCTTAATCAGTTGCGTATGCTTGAAGACGCGGTAGTTATCTATCGTCTCGCTCGCGCACCTGAGCGCCGCATTTTCTATATCGACGTTGGTAACTTACCAAAAGCAAAAGCTGAACAGTACGTGCGTGATATGATGGTTCGTCATAGAACCGTCTTGTTTATGACGCAGATACTGGCGCGGTCAAGGATGCTCGTAAGTTCATGACTATGTTGGAAGACTATTGGCTTCCTCGTCGTGAAGGTGGGCGCGGAACTGAAATCACTACTCTTCCTGGTGGTGAGAATCTTGGTCAGATGGAAGACGTAGAGTATTTCCGTAAGAAACTCTACAAGTCACTATCTGTTCCTATTTCACGTTTAGAACCAGACGGTCAGTTCTCACTTGGTCGTGGTAGTGAAATTTCCCGTGACGAAATCAAGTTTGCTAAGTTCATCGAGCGTCTACGCGATCGTTTCGGACATCTGTTTGATAATCTACTTGAGATCCAGTTGCTTCTTAAGGGTGTGATGACCCGTGAAGAGTGGAAAGATATTAAGAACAGTATTGGTTACGATTTCCAACGCGATAACTATTATGCTGAAATCAAAGAACAGGACGTGTTGAATAATCGTCTAGGTGTTCTTGGTGTTGTTGATGCGTATGTGGGTAAGTATTACTCACAGGAATGGATTCGTAAGAACGTTCTTCGTCAGACTGAAAATGACATCAAAGAAATCAATGCGCAGATTGAAGCTGAAGGTGCTGATCAAAGCGAAATGGATATGCAGCAACAACAGCATGATCAGCAGATGCAGCAAGCTAATCAAGATCTTGCCATGAAAGATATGGAAATCAAGTCTAAAGAGCTTGACGCTAAAGCAGCTGCACTAAAGAAACCAGAAGCTAATACTAAGCCTGCTGCTGCAAAACCACAGAAAGTAGAAATCAAGCTTTCTGGTGATGGTAAGAAAAATGCTACGATAAAGAAAGAGGAATACGCTCCTCTTATACCTAAGCCATTATCTGAGGAAGATAAAAGACTTATCGAAAGTATGACGAAAGCTATCGAGAAAGTTTCCAAGGAAGACATTGAAGACGTGGAAGAGTTCAGGGATGAACTGTAATTATGGAAGAACTAGAAAAGGCAAAGTTACTTTCTGTTGCCAAGAAGCTCGCTGAAGCTCAGATTCAAGAAGTTCGCGATGAGCTTCTTGAACAAATAAACTCAATCCAAATTCCTGAAGCTATTGATGGTCGCGATGGTCGCGATATCGTTGACGCTCGTATATTCGAAGGACAACTCGTTCTTCAATTGAGTGATGGCGTTCTGATAACTGCAGGATCTGTAATTGGTGAGCAAGGTCCTGTGGGACCTGTAGGTGCGCGAGGAGAAAAAGGCGATAAGGGTGATCCTGGACCACGAGGAGATAAAGGTGATCACGGTGTTCCTGGAGTAGAAGGACCACGAGGCGCAAAGGGAGACAAAGGAGATAAAGGTGACACAGGACAACAAGGTGAGCGAGGAGAACGAGGTGAGCAGGGAGTTCCTGGTGAACGAGGGGAGCGTGGAGAGCGTGGCGAACAAGGACCGCCAGGTACTGACGGAGCCGCTGGACGTGATGGAGCAAAAGGCGAGACAGGAGCGACAGGTCCTCAAGGCGTTCCTGGCCGAGATGGAAAAGACGGAAAAGATGGGAAGAACGGAAAAGACGGTGCTCAAGGGTTAAAGGGAGATAAAGGTGACAAAGGTGATCCTGGTGAAAAAGGAGATAAAGGTGATCCTGGGTCTAACGCCGATGTAACTAAGTTAGAAAAGAAATTCGACGAATTTACGGAAAATGTAGATAAGAGATTTTCTCGATTCGCATACAGTGCAGCAACAGGCATTAAGCACAGTGGTTCTGGTGAAGTTTGGTTACATCGCTTGGATGACGTTGATTACCAGTCCGTTAAAAATGCAACAGATGGTCAATCTCTTGTTTGGGACGCAGCGCTAAGTAAGTGGAAAGCTGATACGATTTCTAGTGGTGGAGGTGGTGGAAATAATTTTCACAATGTAACACTCACTGGAACTACAACCATTTCTAAACTAGTTTTAACGAATGTTCTTGGCGTGCAGTATGGTGGAACTGGTAAGACGTCCCTTACTCAAAATGGCGTGATGTATGCAGCTAACAGTTCAGCGTTCGCATTTGCTACTGGAACAAACGGTAAAGTAATGCAAATTGGATCTAGTGGAGTTCCTGTTTTTGACGATCTTGATGGAGGAACATTTCCATAATGAATGACGATTTTCAATATGATAAAAGCATTGAAATGGTTGCTCTTAACGAGTTTATGGAGCAGCAGCAACAAAAGATTAATCAACTTCAGCAAGAGATACTACTTCTTACGACTAAGAATACAATGTTAGAAAAAGAACTTAATGAAGTGAAAGCTATAAATAGTCGTCATAAAGAACATATTAGGAATTTGACAGCAGTTAAAGAACGTAAAACTTTAAGTAGCAGCTTGTCACGAAATAGAGGTATAAGAAATGGCATCGGTAATTAAAATCAAAAGAAGTACGACGCCTGGATCAGCGCCGTCTTCGCTGTCTGCTGGTGAGATTGCAGTCAACATTCCAGATCGTATGTTGTTTGTTGGTGATGGATCTTCGATCTATCGCATTGGTGCGCAATATCTTTCTGTAGCTAACGCAGCTGCGACTTATCAGACAATCTCAACTGAACGAGCAGCTCTAGCGAATACCAACGCATATATCGCAACTAAAGCGAACGCTTCTAACCCAACCACTTCAGGATTACTTGCTCACACGGGTCGTGCAACTATCAGCACGAATCTTGCAGTTTCAGGTAACACAACAATTGCTGGTCTTATCGCAAATAATAGTCTAGGTTCTGCTGGATATTATCTTCGCACAAACGGAACTACCGTCCATTGGGCGCCTGTTTCTGGTGTTTCAACTAGTCAATATCTAGAAGTTGCTAATGCTGTTTCAACATACGCAACTAAGTCTAATCCATCAACTTCTGGATTTTTCAACCATACTGGTCGTATGAGTATTGGGACTAATCTTGCGGTTTCTGGTAATACGAGAATCACAGGTTCAACAATCATTGATGGTGATTTGACTGTTGAAGGTGCAGTAACATATATTTCTTCATCAACTTTGAATGTTGATGACTCAATGATTAAGTTGTCTGCTAACAACGCAGCTGATACCGTTGACGTTGGTTTGTATGGAATGTATGTCTCATCTGGTACTAAATATGCTGGTTTATTTCGTGATGCATCAGATGGTATATGGAAATTCTATACCGGTTCACAAACAGAACCAACAACAACGGTTGATACTGGCGCTACTGGATATACAGTAGCAACTATTGAAGCATCTATCGACGGCGGTACATACTAAGTGTTATGTTCAGCGAGGAGACCAGGCGTTTCTCC